TTACTCCTCATCATTGTCCACCGCTAGTGTTAATGCTTGAACACGGTTCGCCACTGCGACCATACGTTTCTTGTTCATGTGTGCGTAACGTTGCAACATCCTGTCACTACCATGGCCTAGCCACTCCTTCGCGTAGAATGACTCAACGTCTGCCTCCATGATACGGCTTGCGCATGTGTGACGCATGATGTGAGGCACAAAGTCACGTACCTCCGTCATATCTAACGCCTGTTTCATCCGTGACCAACGCCATGCAAGCCTGTCTGCTGTCAGGTCTGCGAACGGCTTTGAGACTCCGCTCAATCGACGTACTTTCATCACATGCAATGCGTTCTCCATTAATGGCACACACCGTGCCTTACCGTTCTTCGCGTACTGACGTGTGATTGTCAGAGAGCCAGACACTAGGTCTACCTCGTCCCACTCAAGGGTCAGTAACTCACTGACACGGCAACCAGTGGCGATTGAGACTGTCACAAAGTCAGCACATGTCTTGTGCCCTGCTTCTTTGAAGTAGTCGACCATGCGTTGCTCTAGTTCGCGGGAGATAACATAGTCACGGCCATGACTTTCCTTGCGGATGTCTATCTTAGGCGGGTAAGTTAGCCAGCCTTTAGCGTAGGCATAGCCTGCCATTACCTTGAGCGCAGCCATCTTCCGGTTCACCGTGGCGTCACTGTTACCGACAACCTCTAGGTAGGTCGCATAAGCGTCTACGCCTTCCATTGTCAGCACGCCTGCATCAGCGTCATACCCGAAGAACTCAAGCGCCCATCTAGCGTTACGCTGTGACTTCCTCCAGTCCCGCTGCTTGTCAGCATTCCAACGCTTATCTACTGCAATCACAAAGCTATCCCATAACGTACCGTTACCGACCTTGTTCTCGTCGATAACCCTATGCTTTGTGGCTACCGCTTTCTTAGGCCGTGGATTCGTTGCTTCAATCTCAGCAATCGCTAGGTCTATCGCCTCCTCAATGGTCTTTCTTGAGCGTTGCTTACGTGTTCCATCCGCCAGCGTATAGTCAGCTTGCCAAGAGTTCTTTCTGATACGCAGTGTGATGCCGTACTTCTCGACTAGATGTTGTTTATACATAACGGTTGTACCTCTCATGTGTCATTAGTTCCCACACTTGACCACGCTTAAGTAGTCGGTAGTTTCTGCCTACCTTAATGCTCAGGTAGCCGGACTCTTTCAGCTTGCGTGGTTTGCTGTTTATTAGGGCTTCGTATGCCTTTTTAAGTACGCCTTCGTCTTTAATGCCCTTTTGTTTAATATACATATGTGACTACACCTATAAGCAAAGAGGCAGCCTAAGCCACCTCTGTGATTAACTATTTGGTGAAGACTTCCCGCAGCTTATCGCGTACTTCCTCACCTTTTTCAGTAAGCTCTAGATACTTGGCGCGTGCATCTTCGGGTACTCCGACCCAACGGCACAAACCATAGCCTTCACGACTAGGCGATGCGCGTTCACTTAATGCACGACAAGCGCGTGATGCCGCAGCTTGCGACAGACCTAACTCATGCTGGATATACGTTGCGTTGACGCTTAGAGGTGGTCGTGTGCACACCTCAACGAATACCATCATCTGCACAGGGTGAATCTCTCCATGTACATGTTCACGGAAGGCTTCAATCTGACGCCTAAATGTCTTCGCGGCTCCGGTGGGTAAGGTTTTGCTCATTGTAGGGTACTCCTAAAAAGCAGCCATAATCATTCCGTATGTATGGCTTATTGTTACTAATTAACGGGTCACTCAATGTAGTCTCATCGGTCAGTATCCATACTGTCTCGTTAAAATCATACAAGTGCATATTATACATCTCATCATCACTTGCGGTAGGTAGAACAAAGTCACAAACGAGGATATGCAACAAATCAGCGTGCATATTGAGAAGCATGGAGGTATTCATTATTCCAATAGTTCCTAAAATGTAAACTGTTTATTATGTATATTACGCAGACGAATCATAATCGCTAACGAATCAGGTCAAGACCTGTAAATAATACACCTTGTCTAATTAGGCTCAAGATGATGATTCGCCGCTTTATTTGACGTTAGTCAAATCTCCGTATTTTATTCACTTAGTTGTATATATTTTGTACTACTTTCGGGTGAACTCAGATAGAGCTTTACGCAGTGTTCCTTTATGACGTGCGCCTTTTGCGTCCAATGTGCGCTCAAGGTACTCAGCGACCTCATCTAGGCGTGTTGGGTCGATGCTGAACTCAAGGAACAAGTCTGCAACCTTGGCCTCATACGCATCGTATTCATCCTCAGTCATACCCCATGGTAACTCAACGCTCTCATCATCTCCGTCCGCTGCATGAAGCTCGTCCAGCTCGTCTAGGATGCGCTCAAAGGCGTTATCTTGGATAGGCTCAGCGATTGGCTCTAAGTCCATCTCACGCGCCTCTGCGTAGCTTGGAGTGCTGAACATGCGGCGCTCTAGCTCTGCGTGTGCACTTGGTAGCTCTACGCCTAACAGGCTCAGCCACTTATTCGCGGCCAACATCTTCGCCTGCTTGGTGCTCTGAGTCTTGCCAGCAATGACCAGACGCCCGTCCCAGTAGTTGCGCGTTAGACGCTCCTCCACTTCGTCTAGCGCCTTGATACGCTCCGCGACAGCCTCTGCGTCGCCGTTGTGCTGCCCCATAAGGACACGGGTCACAATGGCCGCAACGTGTAGCATCACGCTCTGCGTTGAGATGTAACGCTCACGGTGAGACTCTGCGCCGATGTCGGACAACATGCCCCAACCTAGAGGCTCGCGCCAAGCATCCCATAGGATTAGCGCCTTCTCAGCCAGCTCATCGCCAAGCACTGCGGTAGTCTTAAGGCCGAACATCTCTTTTGTGGCGTCCTTAATCGACTTAATACTGAATGCGTAAGCTGACGAGCCTGTGATGAGGTTCTTCTCGAAGTCCACTAGGTCAACAAATGAATCACACTCAGTCGCCAGACGCACAGCCAGTTGACTAAGCGGGTCACGGTGGTTGTAGACAGTCGTGATGGCTTTAGTTGGCTTCTTCACGTTGTCGTTAATGTCCGCAAAGGCTTGCTGACGCTCAACTAAGGTCAGCTCAGGGTAAAGCAGGATGCTGATTGAATCATTAAAGCCTTCGAGCTTGCTACACGCTTCGATGATACCCGTTGCGCGGTGCTGACCGTCGAACAGGTGAATGACTGCATCCATGTCAATCTCTAGGATACCGACGCCGTTCTGCGCCTCGATAAATGTCGCCTTGTCTACCGTTCCGGTCAACGTAGGCAGCACGTAGAAGCCTTTAGACCGCACAGCGTCGACGATGTAGGCTGCAATCTTCTTAGCGCGTGGCGCTTCGACTTCGCGCTGGCTTCTGTCCAACACATTGCCAGTATCAAAGGCCATGAGACGCTTCAAGAATGTCATAGGCATTGACAGAAGGTAGTTGTCACGGCCTGCTTGGTGTCCTTTCGCGGCAGGGAATTGCAGTTTCATTGTGTTCATGATGTCTCCTTAAGTGATTAGGTTAAGTAAGAACGCCCTCGTGATGAGAGCGTTTGTTTATGCTTGAGGTGCCGCCGTATGGCGTAGACGGTGATTGAACTCAGCGTACCCAGCACGCAAAGCAGTCAGGGCAAATGACCACATTGTGTCAGCCGCTTTATGGTCTCCACGTTGACGGGCAACGAGTGCCATTCGTGCCATGTGGCGCACTATCTTGGTGTCAGCATGATGCTCATTAAGACGTACACGCATCGCTCTATCTCCTCTATTGACGTTGGGTGATGCTTTGTGTGGCTGGCTCGTTGTGGCTGTCCATCATGTCAGCCTCAAGAGACCAAGCGGTTGCTAGGAAGGTGACGAGAAGTAACGCCACCACGTAATCAATAGCCTTGTTCATTGGTAAACCTCGATGAGAGCGCCATGTGACGCTCCCGACTGTAACGCACTAGTGACTGTATAACTTACCAGTTCATGTGGAAGTAATGACCGTTCGAGCTGTACATGTCCATGCAGATGTCACGGGCGTAGCGCTCCCAGTCGATGTAGTTCCATAGATGCTCAGGGATGTCTCCGCAGTCCTCCGCTAAGCTCTGCGCATAGTCCTCGTCAGACTCATAGCTACCTGCGTAAGCGTCCGCGATGTGCTCAAGCGGGATGTTGCACTCTAAGCCTGCCTCCAGAATCTCAGGGTCTAGCTCAGACTCAACAAGCGCTTTGTATTGGTCGCAATCGAAAGACCATTCGCTGATACAGTGAGACACTAAAGCGCCTTCCCAATCGACAAACATCCAGTCATGGTTGGTAATCTCTGCGACTGTCTCAGGGTCTAGCTCTGTGTAGACCTCTAGCCAGCCTCGAAGACCTCCTTCCTCTGCGTACTCTTTCGCGTCAATGTGGAAGTCCCAGCCGTCCGCTACGCCGTACAGTCTGACGTGGATAGTCTCATCGCTGTAACTTGGAGCTGCTTTGTTGATTGTGTTGATGATGTCTTGTGTAGTCATAGTGCTGTCCTCCTCCTCTGCATATACCGCCGCGTTTACTGCCTCACGTTGGCCTGAGACAAAGACCTTCGGGTCGTCTACAGGCTTACCGTTAAAGACGTCCTCACCAAAGAATGTGAACTCGCCAGCTTTGATGATTAGGCCATTGGCTTTAGTCATTAGGCCGTGCTTGCTGCATACCGCATAGAAGTCTGAAAGGTTACGTACTTGCGCCATGTCAGTCATTAGGTTGCTTTGTGTTGTCATGATGTGTATCTCCACGCAATGTAAGTTGACTTAATGATGCAGCCCTAAGTGATTACCTAGAGCTGCATAGGTTAAGTAAACTCAGCAACTCGTATCTCAATTGGTCACACCTACGACTCGCACCGTGGTTACACCCCTCGCACTCGCTGACGCCTCTTGAGATTAAAGCTATCAGGTCTAAGCGGTCGTCTTTGGTTTTGCTTTCGCTGTTTCCCTCCGACGAGTGCAATATATCCCCTGCCGTGACATATGCGCAAGTGATTTTATTATTCGAGTGATTGAAAATGTGATTAACCTCACAAAACACTCACTAGTGACTATATCCCCTCTTTATACGCAATTGAGCCTAGAGCTTGATGAGAGCGTTGCAGCGTAAAGCCTGCACTAGTGTTCACGTTTAAGATGATGAGTCTTATCAAGTACAAACCACTTAAAGCCAAGCATTAGGCATAACCACATTAGGCCAATCATTAGCTATGCGTCTTGCATACATTAGGTATGAGCGTTCAAGGTCAAAGCATTAAGTCAAAGCATTAGGTCAAAGCATTAGGTCAAAGCATTAGGTCAAAGCATTAGGTCAAAGCATTAGGTCAAAGCATTAGGTCAAAGCATTAGGTCAAACTTAAAGAGGCAGGGTATCGCACCTTGTACTAGCAAACTAGTACGCAAAGAAAGCGCAGTGTACTCATCAACTAGTACACCACGCTGAGTTAGGCTAAATGTCACGCGTAGGGATGGCATATCCCACCCTGTGACCTGCCTTTTGGCTGTGTTTTAAGCAAGATTTGTGATTTAACTCACTGTTTTCTCTGAGATTCGCTAGGGGCATGGGGGGAATGCGCTAGTGAATATCTATATATGCACCTCTCAGATTTTCGCAGTGTTTTTCTTCTGGCTACTAAATGACCAGTGTACATGAGGAGCATGAGGTGAGGCATGAGGAGGGACATTAGGTATGGCTAGACGCTGAACTCTCTCGATTGAACCTAGAGTCTTGGTCTTATTAGTGGATAACCATTATAAACGCTGGCTTTAAGACCACTTCAAGTCTCTCAAGCGAACCTAGAGCTAAGCGTCTTAGAGCACGCAGTGCTTATCCTTGAGTACAGGCGTCTATAAAGCATTAGGTCTGGCTCTGTGCAAGTCTCTCGGTCAAACCTAGAGTCTAAGTCTCTCGGCTGAACCTAGAGTTAATAAAAAGGGAACACTACGATAGACGCAATGTTCCCTTAGAGTTAAGCACAAAGAGGAAACCATGAGATGACTCAGGGTTAACCTTAAGTTGTGACATCAGGTGTCACACTATGTATATCTTAAAGTTCGACCCTTAGTTCTTATAATCAGGGTATATTACGAACTTTTAACATTATTTAGAGAAAATATAGGGATTTCAGTCACTTAGTGATTTAACACTTTGGTGACATTAATCCCTTCTGTTAGTGACATTTAGTCGTCGAACCAGCCTCCCACGCCACCAAATGACAGCCCTGAGACGCCCCATTCAGGCTCGTCACGCTCACCAGAAGCCCACGAGATGAAGTCTGCAAGCTCACGCTCCAGTGCCTCTGCCCTCACCTCTTGCTCGATGCGTTTGGCGTCAGCGTCCATCACAGAAGCCCAGTAGGCAACTGCCATAGCTAATGCGTCAAGACGGTCATCATGCTTCAGAGCGCCACGCTCAGCGGTGATGCGTCCCATTTGGTAGAACAGTGAGTAGAAGACACGTCCCTGAGTTGTCTCAAGGTCTCGCTCAATCACCTTAGCGTCCACCACGAGACGATGCTGCATTAGGACAGGCTCAAGGGTGTCGATGATGCGCTGCTCCTTCTGAGCTGTCTGACGTACTTCTTCCACACTTACCGGATAGATACGGTTGAGCCATGGTTTCAGTAGTTGTGTGAACATACCATCACCGAAGTTACTCTCGACCAGAACCTTATGCACTTGGTGCTTCTTAGCGGTCTCTGCCAGCGTCTTCAGGTTCTTCTCGGAGTAACCCTCAAGCAAGCCCTCAGACTCTGTTAGGAACACATAGCCGTTCAGGAAGTACGTCACGTTGTACGCCAGTTCGTCCTTACCGCGACCGGAAGGGTCAATCGTCAAGAGACGCCCAGTGAATGGCATGAAGCTGTCAGACGTCCACAGAGGGCGATAGTAGTAATCACCTGCCAGACCCAGTGCCTCAAGGTCACGACAACGCTTATCAGGGTCGTTACACCACTCAAATGAGCTAGGTGCTTTCTCCCTGCCTACGTTGGTCACAATGAGGTCGTGGAGCTTCAGAGGGTACTTCTCAGCGTCACTCAGTGCCGTATCGAGCATGAACTGAAGTGAGAAGCCAGCCTTGCCGTAGGACACACGACGCTCCATCAGGTCAGCATCAGAGAAGCGCTTAGGGTCAGTCGTATGGCCGACCAGCTCAGGGTTCTCCTGTACGCGCTTCGTGATGAGAGGCGCTAGGCGTGACCGACCGTTGAACACATAGGCCGCTTCCTGCTCCTCGTTCGGGTACAAAGCAGGCCAGATGCGCACCTCATAGCCACGCTCAGCCAGAGTGTTGTAGATAGACATCTCTGTTTGAGGCGTACCTAGATAGATGATGCGTGAAGTGTCCAGAGGCTTGATGATTGCGTCGAACTCTTTGACCAGCTCAGACAGCTTGTCGCGTGCATCTTGGGTCGCTGAGTTGTTCAGTACCTCGATGTCGTCCGCAATGATGATGTCTGCACGGGAACCGGTTAGCTGACCTGTGATACCTACTGACTTAACAGACGGTGAGTGGTCGTTCTTTGCAGGTGCAACGTCAAACACGTCCATGCGGTCACGAGCAAGCCCTGTTGGCTTCAAGTGTTGCAGGATAGGCATGTCGCCTAGTAGACGTTTGGTGAACTGAGAGAACGAGTCAGCGCGTTCCTTGGACGCAGAGACCACCATGATGCGTAGCTGCGGGTCTCGTAAGAGGAGCCAGCACACAAAGGCTGACGTAATCCACGACTTACCGCCGCCGCGATAGGCTTCGATGATGATACGCTTACCTCCGTTCTGGAGGTGATACGCGATGTCATACTGGACGTCGGTTGGAGGTGGGAGGTTTAGGTGCATCCAGACTGCATAGAGGAACAGCCGGAAGTCATCTTTGAGGCGTTGCACGTAGTCCGTGCTCATTACGTTTATTGACATAGGTCTCCTTCTTGGTTGTTTTGGACATAGCGAAGCCCTCTCTAGTGAAAGAGCTTGGATATGGCGGGAAGGAAGCCCTCAGAGCGTTTCTGAGAGCTTCTAGGTGTGATTAGTGGGTTACTACTTCTGGTAGCGTTGAGAGATCTGGTAGCGTGTCTGCGAGGTTGTGAGCGGGATGTTCAGGGGCGAACGAGAGTAGATGCTTGTTGTCATTCAGGTACGCCCGTGCCTCACGCAGTTCAGCGGGAGACGCGACGCCAGACTTGATGCGTTCGAACAGTTCATTCGCCAGCATGACGTCCAGCTCGGCCACGATGTCTTTCTTTTCGCGTGTTACTTTTGCCATTTACTTACCTTTGTTGTTATTACGTCCACGGTTCTTCTTGCGGGACATGATGCGGAGGTTGGAGGGAGCGTTGTTGCGAGGGTTGCCGTCTTTGTGGTCTACGTCCTTGCCCTTGAGAGCTGCTTTCCCATGCTTCTTAATCATCAGACGACGCGCACGGTTGTTAGCCGCACGCTTCTTCTTGTTCTCAGGACGGGCGTTGTATTCCTTTTGACGGGCTGCACGCTTAGCTTTGTCTTCTGCCATTACTGCGTACACTCCACGAAGACTTGACACACGACGTTGGTCAATGCGTCAGACAGGTTGTCTACTGGAAGTGGCGTGTCTGTAAGCAGAGCGATAAGAGCGATTGCACCTGCCACGACGGCACTAATTAGAGTCTTTTTCATATGGGTTCTCCTCTAGTAGTAGAAACAGGTTGTTGGTTGCTTGGACGCGCTCAGCTTCGCCTTCTGCATACTTAGCCTCGCCAGCTTCAAGCAGAGCTTGGCCTGCTGTAATAGCGATGTAGCCTTCTGCCATCTTTGCCTCGGCTTTGTGTACTTCGTTGAGAGCTAGGTGCGCGTTGATTTGAGCCTCTAAGGACTCGCACCCTGCCAGTGCTAAAGCTGACAGGATGATTGCCGTGAGTTTGATGTTCATGAGGGATGTCCTAGTTGTAGAACCAAACGCTGTAGCGGTCTTGTTTACGTAGGTCGATGTGTAGGAATGTTTTGGCGATGCCGAATCCTTTGAAGCCAAGGCTCTTAGCCAGAGCGATGAGTTCGATAAGCTCACCACCTGTGTACTTGATGTCGACCGCAATGCCTTGCACATGGCGACCTACAGTGTCTTTGTGGCGTTCTTCTGGATGGTTATGGCAACGATACGCAGAGCTAAGAACGATAGGTTTGCCCCATAGTTCCCGTAGTAAGTCAAGACGGTTCACGAGGTCTTGAGCGACCCCGTGCTTACCGCAACACTTACACGCAAGCTCATGCGCCTTGAAGTATTTACCTTCAATAGGCACAGTGTTACTCCTTATGTTGTGTTGTAGTGATTGAGTTACTTACCGCGAATCCACTTACTAATGATGTAGCTAATGTGGACTAGTAGGTAGACGATTGTTAGGAAGGACACGATGTCCGGTAGCGGGTATCCAAAGATGGTTAGGCTCGTTACAGCTACAGGCGGTGCGGAATGCTTCACCAGCTCCACTGTCTGAGAGATGACTTCTTGCTTACTCATGGTTATGCTGTCCGTTGCCATACGTTGATTGCAATACGAGCGCCGCGCACGTCAATCGTTGCGTTTGGTGTGCCTGCTGAGTTCACAGTTACCGAACCTGAGATAGCATGAGTATGCTCACCTCCTGAAGAAGACGTACCGCTTGCCGACACGTTCGCGTTGTTTAGAGCGATGGAGTATTTAGTACCTGAACCCCCAGTACCTAGACTACTTGACCAGCCAGATGTAGGGTTATTCCCAGTACCTACCCCTTGTCCTGAATAGTCTGTCTTAATCTGCGTAACGCGAGAATATGACATAGAGGATGCATGGTTATGCTCACCGCTGATGTCCGCTGTTAGGCCATGCGTCGCAGTGTGCGAGTGTGCAGGCACTGGTACAGTAGGGTTGTTATTTCCCACAACCGCACCAGACTGCGCAGTTCCGTTACCGAAGGTCAACGAGGCGTCGCCTGTAATTAACCGCCATGTACCATAACCAAGCATACTTGCTGGGTTTTGCGCGGTCATGGATAAGAAGCATGAGCCTACAGGAAACGCCTCGAAACGCAGCGCCTTCACCTCATCAGCTACGGTTTTCAATGCCTTAGAAGTAGCAGCAGTAGTGCTTGAGGCGGACGTCGTACTATCTGAAAGTTGTACCGCACCTTTGACAGAGGTGGACGCATTAGGCACAGAGAACGTCAAATCAAATGGCGCATCGTCAGAGCCAGTGGCTGTATCTGTCCAGTTGATGTTGATGTTAGAGCCTTGAATGAACTTAACCTCTTTTGCCTGAGAGATAGCTACCTCAGTACCGTCACCATCCTCAAGGATGAAGGACTTCATGAAGCGACCATCAGCTTCGGCCTTTGAGTAGCCGTAACCTGTTGTCGCAAGCCCACTACGAGCCGACGCTATGACCTGCTCCTTTGTACTCCCTTCGAGTAACGCTGCGTCAGCCGCCTTAGCTACCTTACCTAAGAATCGACCATCAGCTTCACCCTTGGAATAAGCGTAAGATGTAGAAGCCAGACCGCTGCGTGCCTCTGTAATAACGGATGCTCGGCTTTTACCTTCTAGCAATGCTGAATCCGCTGCCTTAGCTGTCTTGCCTAAGTAGCGTCCATCAGCAATTACCTGAGTCAAAGCGCCTACATCAGCAGCACTCAGAGTGACGGCACCTTTATGCCCGTTCACAGACGTTACGCTTTCCGTGTTGTCAATTTTGTAGTAGTCCTTGAGGGTCTCTGAGTAGACCAACGTATCACCGACGCCATAATCGACACCGTTCACTGTCCCTGCTACATTAACCTTCCAGAAGCATGAGCGTACTTGACCATTCAGGTCGGTGTATGGGTTAGGATAAGTACCGTCAGATAGGTCAGCGTATCCTAGCTCAACAAGAGCACCTGTAAGCGTCGCTGCTGCCACCTCTGCGCGACGAGCGGCCTCAGTCGCAGCCTCAACGTTAATACGTGTCTGCACAATAGCCTCCTCGGACTCAGTAGCATGTCCTTCCGCTTTGGCCGCAGAGCTTATCGCCTTGGTTTCGGATGCCTTAGCGTTAGTCTCAGCGGTTACACAACGGTCACGATACTGCTCGGCGCTTGTTGCCATAGACGTAGCTTTATCGGCGTTGGCCTGCACATTACTCAGGTATGTAGACGCTTCGCCTGCGCTTGCCGCAGCCTTATCGGCCTCACCTGTCGCTGCTACATGAGCTGACTCAGCGCCGGTCTTGTGCTGACCTGCCAAGGCTGCCTGAGCTTTAGCTTTGTTTACCTCTGCTTGGGCAGCCGCTACCCATGAGTCACCGGAGTCGTTAATAACGGACAGATGGTGCTCACCTGCTGCGTTAATAGCAGCCAAATGGTCAGTGCCTGCGGTATCCACTAGTCCAACTTGTTCAGTGCCCTTCAAAGTGACAGCTTTGACCTGCTCTGTACCCTCAGCTTCGATGCGTCCATAGTGATAGTTCGAGATGCTAACAATCCGACTATAGTCAGCCTCGCCTTGAGCTTCTACGCGACTGAACTGCTTGTCTCCTTCGGTAGTGACACGAGCTGTTTGAGTGTTACCCTCCGTCTTAACTCGTGCATCTTGGTAGTCGCCCTGAGTGGTCACGCGGTGGCTTTGAGCTGTACCTGTGTCCATGACACGTTGGTGCTGTTTATTACCTTCCGTGAAGACGCGCTGATACTGCTCCTCACCAATAGACTGTATACGTAACACCTGAGTGCTACCTTCTGCCTCTACACCATCACTAATTGTCTGAGCGCGGTCTGCTTGTACCTTTGCTCGTTCGGCTTGAGACTTGGCCTCGTTAGACGATGACTTAGAGTTCGCCGCAGAGGTGGCAGCCTCACGTGCTGATTGAGCTGAGCGGTTCGCCTCCTGCGTCGCATGAGCCTTCACTGAGTTGTTATCTTTAATGGCATCAGCAAAGCCCTTGTCGACGTAACGTTTATTCGCAGCGTCCTTCTCATAGTAAGGGTCGCCTACGTTGGTTAGACGCTTTCCAGATAGGGACATAGAGCCGTCATCTTCTGGCTTCAAAGAGTCAAGCGAGTTGTCGTATGCCTCCTGCATCGCAAAGAACACCTGATTAGCAGAAGCATCAAGGTCAGCCTCGGTTAGCTCTGCTGCGTTCACGAAGTCAACTGCGCGTTCCTCTAGTGGAGTCTCACGGCGAATGGTGATACGAGCATCTGCTTTAAGTGGCTCGTTGAGCTGAACTACGTGTGTAGACGGATAGAAGTAGTCAGTTAGATACTCTAGTTCTACTGCGTCACGTAACACACGGACAGTCTCAAGGTCGTTGTACTGGAAGGTCACAGCGAATTGGTGTTCGCCTGTTTTCGCGTCATAGTGAACACGAGACAGATACTGAGTCTTCTCAGCAACGTTTGGTGTTGGTTTGTTATTGATAGTCAAGTTTGTTCTCCAGATACGAAAAAGACGACCCGAAGGTCGCCTTTGTGTTTGGTTTAAGTTGTAGAGTTAATCTTGGATTAGGTTCTTCACCCACCGCGTGTAGACGGCGTCAGGTGCGAACTTAGAGATGGTCTCGACGCTTGGTTCATCGAAGGCCGCAGGAATGTCCTTAGCCAGCATCGAACCTACTGGCGTAGACTCAAAGAGACCTCGGTTAGTTAGACCAGACGAACGCTGAACGACGCCTAGCGCTTCATCCATTTCGCTTTTCTCTATGAGGCCAAAGTAGTCAGCCGTACCGCCTACCACGTCGACCACATCACGAGTCCAGCCTAGTGCAGGGTGATAACGCCACCATGTCGCCCAGTCTTCTTCTGGATTGAACTCAGGGTCTTCATCAGTACCGATTGATAGCAACTCTTTACGAGTCTCAATACCTAGCACTGTGAACACACCCATCGTCAACCATGCGCCGCCCATCGTTGCGTAGCCGCCTAAGCCTTGCTTTTGAGCCTGCATTAGGTCAGCACCGAACTGCTTACCGATGGACGTCAAGCCGAAGTTACGGAACTGCATGAACGCTTGAGCCAGTGGGTGTCCTGTAGCGAAGAAGCCCTCGCCTAGGTAGGCTTTCTGAATCATGCGGTTGCCTGCTGTCTGTAGAGCCTCCTTGTAACGAAGACGCAAAGCACTAGGCCATTTGTCGAAGTTGACTGAGTAGACCTCACCGAATAGGTCATGCTTCACCTCAGTGGATGAACGCATAGCCTTCTTGAGTTCAAGGAGTGTCTTGTCGTCAATCCCTAGATACTCAAGGTCAATCAGGTTGCCTAGCTTCTTACCTTCAAGGACATGGCCTACAAGGCGGTTATGGAAGACGTCGATAGCACTTGCACGTAGGTTACGGTCAATCTGCTCCATACCGTTCAAGCGTCCCCACAAGTCAGCGTAGTCACGCATCTTCGCAGAGAACGCACCAGCCCATTGCTCCTCAGCCATATCCATGTGACGGCTAAAGTAACGTGATGGTTGGTAGTGATGAGGCATAATGGCTTGGAGATCGTCCCCCATTTGAACAAGCTCACTCTTAGTCAGCTTATGGAGGCCACTGATAGCATTACGCACGAACGGTAAGTTGCGTACTGTGTCCACGCCCATCATGGAAGCAACACGTCCTTGCTCAAAGAGAGCCATGATTGGCGCAGCGCCCATCTTGGTGATGAACTGATAGGACATAAGACCACGTAGTGTATTCGTCCAGACTGTATCTTTATGGATAGGTACACCTTTAAGCAACGCTACGTACTTCATTGCTCGCTCGTAATCATCCGCAGCGCCAGACCGTGAGCCTGAACCACGACGGATAGATTGAAGCATTTCCGCTAAGTCTTTCGGTGTGTAGATACCTTGAGACGCCAAGCCCATCCATGAGGATGTATCTCGTGCATACTTGGTTGCTACACGAGCGGCATCACGTTCAAACAATGAGCGCAGGTCAAAGTCACCTTCCTGTACATCAAGGCGTAGCTTCATACGGGTCTTCAAGAAGTCTGGCTTGTTGTTCTTCGCAGCCTTATCACCTGCAAGACGGCCAATAGCATCTTGGTCAAGCTCAGCGCTTAGTTCTTCTGGAGACAGGTCATTCAAGAAATGCCCATCTTTAGCCAGAGCATCAAGAGCTGCATCCTCGTCTGCATCAAATCTTGCCACACGTTTAAGCTTCTTCCAGTAGCCACGGGCAGCCGCATTAAGCAGAGTCTCAGCGACTTCCTCACCGTGAGCTTTCACTAGGTCGTTCCACTGAGCCTTCTTCATGCCCTTGTACAAAGCCTTCATAATGACTTCGTCTTGGCCTTCATGAGCTGCCTTGTGTACCGCATCAAAGTCGACCATGCGACGCATGTAGCCATCATTTGAGGCCAGCTCAATGTTAGGGTTATAAGCACGAAGACGTTCAGCCGCATCAGAGTAGAACTTACGGAACGCATCACGTACACGAGTCGCTGCCTCAGAGCTTGGCACCTCGTAACCTTCGACTAGGTCAGAGATGTACCTCAAGACATCAGCCTCTTTGACAGACGGGTCTTTCTTCCTCAAATCCATCTTCAACTCAGAGAGGTCTTTAGGAGAGATGCTACGGTCTAGCAGTTTCACCATGTCTTCTGCGTTGAACTCAGCCACAGAGGCGGCAGAGCGCCCGCCGTTGGAGCTGTCTTGAAGTAGACGACTCATGAGACTGCGGTAAGCTTCGTTGTCCGAACGCATAGCACGACCGTAGTCAGACGCTAGGTTCAACGTTGAGCTTGTCATCTTGCTAGGCTTGCGGAAACGACGCTTACGTGCATCTGCGACTCCCTCATTGACCTGCTTCAAGATAGCTGAGCGCTCCTTCGCTAAGGTACTGCGAGAACGTTCTGCACGTTGCCACATTGCTTGAGCTTGAGAGACCTTGGCTTGAAGCTTGGCATGATAGTCGTCATAGAGAGCTTTACGAGCCTCCTCACCTTCCAAACGCTCCAATGCGGAACGCTTAGATAGAAGCTCAAAGGTCTCATCCATGCTCTTAGAGATAAGGTTACGACGTTCAGCGTCAAGCGCTTTGAAGGACGTGTTGTCAGGCATACCCATGGAACGCATTTCCATTATCTGCTCGGCTTCAAGCGCTTCCTTATGCTTCGTCAGCTTCTCCTTCAAGACGCCTAGGATGATTGGCTGTCGTTTACCTTCAATCAATACATCCATCCCTGCCTCATCACCTTGACGAGACATACGAGTAACATCACGTTCCAATTGACGCAGCTCAGAGCGTGACAGGCGGTTATCTCGTAGTTGACGTAACTCCTTCATCGAAAGGTTACGCTCAGGGACAGGCACATACTTAGGCGCAGCGGCTACATCCAATGAGCGTTGTACGATGTCCATTCCTGCGACGTCTTGAGCAACCTTAGCCGCCTCAGACGCCTTTGCGTTAATCGCTAGTTTGGCCTCAATACCTGCTACACGTTTGTACTGAGCATCTAGCGCTTTACCACGCTTAGAGGCTTTATAGGCCGTAAAGCCTTCACCCAGAGTGGCGAATGCGCCTGCTGCTAATGTGTCGAACGCAGCGTCAGACACTGAGTAAGACGAATCGACGGATTCACGCATAGCTGCGATTGAACCCGCCAGAGCCATGTTTGCAGCGACGTCCTTAGCCACCATTGCAGCTTTCATGCGGTTGGCCTGCTTAGCGAACTTCACCATCTCGGCTGCACTTCGCATCTTGCCTACCGTACCAGCCACAGGGACAAACGTTTCTGGCGATAAGATTGCGCCTAGTACAGACGCAGCGCCTCCTGAGAGACCTTCACGAGACAGGCGCTCACGAGCCTCCTGCGTTGCCTTTTGACGGTCTAGCTTGTACTCAAAGTCTTCGTCTGAGTAAGCTGTTGCAACCTTGACGATTGCGTCCTTGTCGATGTCCCGTAACTCGTTATAGCGAGGGTTCTTAGTGACGTCATAGTTAGGGTCATAGATAGTCGCACGAGGTTGTGCGTTTTGAATGTCGAAAGGTTTAACCCACGACTCAGCCTGCATACCATCTTTAAGCTGAGCTAAGAAGCTGCGGTCTTCCACAGCCTCTTTAGGTTCAACGATAGGTGCGGCTGTGTTACCTGTGTAACGTGCCATTAGTTCTCCATTTGTGTACGAGCGAGTTTGACCCACGGGTTAGCTTCAAAGCGCTCACGCTCGGCTGCTTTCTTGGCTTGCGCCTTAGCTAACTCCGCGTCGATTTGCTGCTGTTCCGTTTGCCATTCACTGCTCTTGTGTTCGTCTAGGTACTTAATCATGTCGACTTCACGAGGAGCGATTGAGTCAGGCGTAGAGATGAGCCAGATACCTTTGTCATGAGGATGAACCTCGATGTCGAGATCTTCTGAGTCGACGCCTAGACTCTCAGCGTACTTCTCTAGGACATCGTCAATAGCCACCGCAGGGTCAGCGCTATAGTGCTTCTGAGCGTACTCAGCGACATAGCCACCGTTAAAGACGTTATGGTCATCCAGCTCTAGGAAGTCCTGTCCACTCGTCTGAGCTAAGAGGCGAGCTGCTTGGTCTGCTGAGGTTGACCCCATCATGATGTCTTTCACCAATTGAGGATTACCATCAAAGAACGCTTGAACCTCGCTCTTGCTTAGGCCTGTGTTGTCTTTAAAGGCTTTGAACACTTCGTCCATCTCCTTCTTAGAGGGAGTCGAAATGCCTGCCGCTTTACGTGCATCTAAACGCTGCTTGAATAAGGCGTACTCCTTGGTCAGATTAGGGTCGCCAATGCGGTCATTCGTAAAGGTGCGGTAAAGGCGGTACTCGTTGTAGCGATGAGTATCCATGCGGTCTTTCGCCGTGGTCTCACCTACCGAGGCTGCAAGCTCAGCGACGTGTTGAGCGCCTTGGATGTAACGAGGGTTAGGTTGTCCATTTGAATCAAGAGGCTCAAAGTCCAGCCCACCGAAGAACATAGCGTCTGTACGAGGCGTCTTGACGTCACGGTTAACGCCTACGCCTTGCATGAAGTATTGCGTCTTGAACTTAGGGTCTACCGCAAAAGTACCGTCAGGCTGCTGAACGAACTGCTTAGTGGCTAAGTCTTCATCCAATGCCTTTACATCCTCAGCCTTGAAGTCTGGGACGTCTTGAGACACTTTGCCGTACAGGTAGCTTTGCGTTAGGTTGGACTGGCGAGCTAACTTATCGCCCTGCTCACCGACTCGCTTAAGTAGTGAGCGTTCTTGCTCAATTGAGTAGAAGCCTTTAGGTGCATTCTTAATGTGCATCTCAACGCGAGTCACGTCGCCAGACTCAACGGCTGCCTCACCGTCTAGGACGTACATGCGAGCATTGCGTACTTGCTCCTCTTGCATGTTCTTGCGAAGTGTTGCTTCAATCTTAGGCTTGTACGCATCGAACTCTGCACGAGCCTCGCCTAAGTCAGCCTTGTCCATCGCATTGAACCACATAAGTAGCTCAGGGTAAGTCTGAGTGTCTGCCGATTGGTTCAGAGCTTTGAGGTTTTCCATAAGAACCTTAGCACTGTCTCCACGGCTCATCCCGAAGTCAGACGCACCGGATAAGAACTCGTTGATAGTCGTTACGCCTTCCTCTAGGCCACCCATTTGGAATGCAGACTCAACGGCGGGAATACCTTGATTGTTGTATTCAGATTGACGTGTCTTTAAGACCTGCTCACCATGCTCAGCTTCCCACTTAGAGCCATACTTGTTGAGGACGTTGTACTCGAACTCAGCGCGTTCATTAGGACGCTGCGAAGATGAATTGATGATGTCTTGGTAGTCTTCTTGTTGACGCAGAAACGATAGGCGCTCTTGAGGTTTCATGCTTGCCATCTCTAAAGCGTACTTCCCGACCACGCCATCAAGACGAGTCTCAAGCTGCTTGTCGTGAAGCTTACGTTGAGCTTGATACTGCTTCTCTTGCGCAATGGCCTGTTCAGTCACTTCCTCGGCACCTGCTTTGCGTTGACGTTGACCTTCCATCATTAAGCTTTGGTTTAGGCTATCAAACGCTTCGAACTGCTTGTTGCGGCGACGCATTTGTTGAAGCGTTGCGGTATTACCACGAGCTGTCGATTGGTATTGGTTAACAGGGACAGACGGGATAAGCACGTCACCGAAGTTAGGATTGAGTTGAATACGTTCACGCACGCTTAGTTACCTCCGATACGTAAAGCGTTGTTCATTGCGTTGACCGCCTTGTCAGCTTCCTTCTCTGCTGCTGCGCCCATGAAATAGGTGTTCGCTGCGTTAAGAGCTGGCGTTAGGATGTCGACGGATGTGTCATGTGCTTGCTGTTGGATTGCACTTTGAGTTGACCACTGAGCGCCGTCCTTCGAACTCTGAGTTTGAGCACGAGTCTTCGCTAGGTTGTCCTCTAGTGTGGCGAGCTGCTGTCCTAGAGCTGTCTCAAAGCTACCAACGATTGAGTTAAGAGAGTTACCGCCACCGCCAGAGTCTGCGCCTGCTGTCTTAGCGGCACTCTGTTGCTGAGCCATTTGAATCTTAGTGGTGGTCTTTTTGACTGCGTAGGAGTCTTCCATAGCGGCAAGCTGTTGGTTCATCCCACGGTTCTTGTACATAAGGTTCACGACGTTAGCGTCACGCATTGCCTCGTTGTACTCCTCAGCGTCCTTTGACGCCATGATGTTCGAGATAACGCCAGATGCGAACGTGAGACCTGCGGCGATTAATACTGCCATTCAGTTTCTCCGTTTATACATTAGGACGAACGGCACGCCATTGAACGAGCACTCATCGCCTCGCTTAAAGCCAAGGCGTTCAAGCCAACGCAGAGAGGTAACGTTCGATAGCGCGACGTAGTTATAGAGTTGACCGTATTGGTCTAGGTATTGGTTAGAGAGCTGCTTTGCGTAGGCGGTAAGCTCACGACCGAACGACTTCGCATTGTCCACAGTAAGCACCCACGCTAAGCCACCGTATTGAGTCTGAGTGACGCCACCGATAGCCACAGGCCGACCGCCAACCTCAAGGGTATGAGCCTCAGACGAACTAGCGATAGAACGCTCAAGCCCAACTAAAGGAGAGACGCCTAGAGCAGCTTTAAGCTCTAGGACGTCTTGAGGTTTCATGTGCTTGGAGAGATACGCCACGTCAGACTCAGTGATATGGCGTAGTCCCATTAGAACCTCCGCGCACGGTTGTGGTAGAAGCCTTCCCAGAATGCAGACTGGAAGCAAGCGTCATAGATACTGTCGTTAAAGATAGAGACAGAGATTGACTTTGACTCACCTAGCAGTGGGAAGCTACGTTCACCGGATGTGATAGGTACTTGACCGATGATGTTAGTTAAGTGGCCTAGTACACGGCCTTGGAAGTGAACCACACGAAGCTCACGACCCTCAGTCTCAACCTCGACGTAGAACGATGTGGTCTCATGGAAGTTCAGATGCAGACGACGTAGTTGAAGACGTCCCCCTGTATCACCTGCTGAGCGTTCATCACGACGTAGGAAGAACTGGCTAAAGGTGTGACGCATTACGTATGGATAACCACGATACCAAACGTGACCACCGGAGAACTTAACGCGCTTAGCGATTTCACCTTCACGCAGGTCTTGAGGTTCTTCCTCACACTCCTGCAAGCTGTCGAGGAACACAGGGTGTCCATGCTTCACTTTCACAGGGTCTTGCACTAGGTCGATACGCTCAACGGTCATGCGCTTATCTTTATCACTGGTAGCACGTACCATCACAAGGTAAAGCTCACTCGAAGTGAGCACACCGTCCACCACGACTGCACCATTGAATGTCCATTGAGACCATGCAGATTGCACACGTTCATTGCCATTCATAAGGAAGTCATAGATGAACATACGGCCTGTTAGTGTCTCGCCTTGACCACGCATGATAAGGAACTCAGTGTTCGACGTAGCGTTAGCCAGTAGACGATGCACTGAGCCTTCAATGTAGGTCGGACAGTGAGAAGTCACTTCGTTTGCTTTACGCACACCTGTTGTATCTGCCACGTACATCTCAGAGACAGACGTGTACTCAGACGTCTTGGTTGCGAAGGAGATACGGTCGCCAATCAACACAGGGTCGCAGCGATTGTCCGTCGCGTAGCTTGCGATGCGAGTGAACTCAAAGGTAGTCGGTGACATCATGCCTTGAGAGGAGATGAGGTACTGACCACGCTCAGTGAAGACCACAAGACCATCGCTTGAAGGAATCGCAGCGTGAATCGTCTCGGCTTGGCCTGTTAGGTCGGTATAACCATCAATTGGGTCATCATCCAAGACCGTGAGAGCGGTTGAGCGGAAGAAGTTGAACTTATCGCCCACCACAGAGCCACACGCGTAGTCACCACCTAGGAGCCACAAACGGCCACGAAAGAAGGCCATGGCGGAGATATAACGCTCCTGCGTCATCGCACCACTCTCATCCTGAGTCGATACGAACGAAGGAATAGGAGCGGATAACTCATCACCCACTGTGCGTTTAGACCATACACCCTGTTCTAGCTTGAAGTAGATGCCATAAGGGTTATCTACGCTTACCTTACTTGAGTCTTGGTGGCGACGAAGTATGTGAGGCATGGATGCAGGGTTAAACTCATTGGCTAGGCCATAGGCCGTGCTTTCAGTCCACATAGATGTCTTGTCGACCCACTTAACGTAGTAACCATCGTTCTCGGAATCAGCCTTGCCTACCACATGAAGCACATGGTCTCCCACTCCGTCAGGCGGTAAGTCGGTTTGGTCTTCTACTGTGCCTTTCGCCATTTTAAGCGCCTCACCGTAAAGACCGTCAGAGACCTCTAAGTCAAACTCTTGGTTATCGGCAGCGCGTATGTGGATTGTGTTACCGATGCGAGAGGCGACACAGCCGTGCGTACTGGTTGCTTTGTTGATTTGCGCGACAAGGTCGTCTGTCATCTTGCTTGAGTTTAGACCCGCACGAGCTTGGTCAGAGGTGGCCTCTGGCGTAGTAATACTACACTTCGTGCCATTCACTGTGATGTCGTAGTTAACTGAGTAGTCAGCTTGTCGAATCCACACAAAGCCCTGCGGGGAGGAAGGCGTTAGCGGTGCGGTCTGAATACTTGCCATCATTTGAGTAAGACCTGTTAGAGGCTCAGTCTCTGCCCACTTTGCTGTCTTAGTGACCCATTTACGGTCGCCAGACTCCCAGTAAGTTTGATGGTATGTGTACTCAACTGTGGCATGTGAGTTATCAGTAATGCTTACACTGACGTCGGCAGCAACCTCAAAGTAGACGCTAGTCCCGTTCAACCACGCGTTAATGCCGCCCTTTTTAAGCATCTCCAAGATGACTCGTGGAGAGTTATCGTTAATAGGCATGTTGTAAGGAAGCGTCTTGTCTCCAACATAGATAACTCCTGAGTACATAGCACTTAATACGCTAAACGAGTTGTAAGTATTACGCCCATAGTCGTAAGGGTTTGAGGCTACAGGCTTGCTTACATCTATACCGCTAAATGCGATACGCATATGCTTAGTCTTAGCCTCTGTCTCAGGTACACCTTCACGCTTGGTGTAGTCCATAGTGACAGGCATGGTTGTGTTTAGAATGAACGTATCGTCTCCCAGCGTCATCGCCTTGTATGCTTGACGAGCTGGCACAGAGCCTGCGCGTAGGTAGTTAACGTTCTGGCCGCCCTCGATGTCATACTGAACGCCCGTCATTAAGTCCCATGCACGAATCTCGCCATCAAGGATGCCGATGAGGTAACGCTCAGTTTCGTCACGGTCAATGATGTGGGTCTTCATTCGAGCATAGTCTAGGAATGAGCCTGCGATGTCAGCGACATGCTTGGTATTGGGACGCTTTGAGACTCCTGTAACAGGACTGTTCTTACAGTTGATTTGCTCCTCAGCTTGGTTAGGAAAGCGCATCAGTGGAGCTTGCTGAGATACGCCGCCAATCATGTCAGGAATGGACTGAGAGACTAGCATTTACTTTATTGCCTCCGATATAGATACGCGTCTTGCATTAGCTCAGCGTTCTCGAAATGGTTATAGTTACCTGCTTCCATCTCCTCCTCGTTCAGCTCAATGTAAGCTTGATGTACTTCTTCACGTAACTCAGCGTTAGCTTGAGCACTACCTACCGTCTCTGTCTGGAAGCGTTGAGACGCCTTTAAGACAATGAAGTTACGAGCTGTCTCAGGGAGCGAGTCCCAGTCAAGCGCTAGGATGAGCGTGATGTAGATTGGAGTGTGGAAGTAGAACGTATTGTTTAACTTGTCGTAGAGCTTGTAGTTACGGTATGTGTAACGTCCAGATTGTGTCTGGATAGACAAGGTGTTGCGCGGTAGTACAATCTCACCTTGAGCGTTTGGGACGAACTGCATCGTCTCAGTGTTGAACCACCAACCACGCTTTTGAACACGACGGGACACACGGTCTAGTGTGAGCTGAGCCAAACGTGACTCAGAGAGACCAGTACCGATTGAGTTAACAGGAGCCTCGCCAATAGCCGCAAGTAGCTCGTTGACGGCCTCTAAGTAACTCGTTGGGTAAAGAGCTGTAAGGTTATTTGCGCTCATTTTGAACAATTCCTGAAAAAAAAGGGAAAGCCCGAAGACCTTCCCTAGATGTTGAACTTACATAGCGCCTTCAGCCTGAACCTTGGCTTTAGCCGTGCGAGTGCGTTTAGCTGTCGTCTTAGCCGCCACAGGTTCGACCGCAGCGCTTACTGCGGCCTTTGGCTGTTGCGTGAGCTAAGCGGCTACCGCGCCGACTTCTACCTTGTTAGCACCCATCGCAGCTTCTGCTTCAGTGCCCTTCGCCACGATAGCGATAGCGCAAGCAGGACGCAGGATGTTGTGACCTACGCATAGCTTAGACAGGATGGTTGTGCCTAGACGCAGTGGTTCTGGAACGTCCTTAGTCTGAACGTCCATCAGCTTCACAGTCGCCACACAGTCAGGCGTGAAGATAAGACCAACAAGGCCACGAGCTTCAACGTCGTACTTGGTCGCGTTGCCTGAGCCTACAGTCGCATCAGCCAGTGGTTTAGGGTCAGTCTGAGCGCCCTTCTCCTCTTGTGGCAGATGGTTTGACTCTAGGATAGAGATACCAGCCACACGAGCGATTGAGCCTTCAGCCATTGAGCCAGTGCCACCCACGTCTTTGTTCATCCATGTCACTTTGTTTGTGTCTTGGATGTTCACAAGCAGTTCGTACACTTCTGGCGGTAGGACACACACAGGGACTTGCTTGATGTTGGCTTTCTTCAGGATGGTACGAGCCTTGAAGATTGCAGACACAATGTGCTCGCCAGCGTATGCAGACGGCACCACAATGTTTGCTGTGAAGTCTTCGTCGTCCAGCACTGAGCCAAGCATTGAGCCGTCAGTGATAGCGTTGGTCGCTTCAGTCTTGTTCGTGATGTAAGCCGCTTTAGTCACCATGCGGAAGATGTTGCGGTCAATCAGCTCAGCCAGCGCAGAGCCACCTTCTTGTGAGTATTGAGAGCGGAACTCGTAGTGAGTCATCGCTTCGTCGATGTCAGCAATGAAGACTGGAGACACAGCAACGTCGTCGATTGTCACAATGCGAGCCGCATGTTTAATCTTGTTGCCGTCAATCAGTTGACCTGGAGTGTGGTAGCGAGCTGTGTTCTTACCAATCATTGGGAACTCAGCCGACTTACCGTTGCGGATAGTACGAACACGGGTCAGACCTAGTGCGATGTTGTCTGCCTTGAATGTGGTCAGAACCTCGCCTGCGAACAGCTTCAGGAACAGCTCACGAGAGTTGCCTGCTGCGTTCACTTGACCAGTGCGAGAAACAGTTGATTGTGCTGGAAATGTCATATAGTAGTTATTCCTTATAAGTGAGTTAGATTCAGATGTGAGAGAATGAGGACGCACTACGGGCTATGTGTGTGATGCAGTGCGTCTTGATTAGGGAGTTAAGGGTTAAGCGTGAACCCAGCCGTCAGAGGTGCTTTGAGTCGACATACGTGCCATCTTGGTCATTACCTTTTGACGGAACGCTTCGCCTGCTGGAGAGTCCTCTTTGTAGAGCGGGTTCTGTAGGTCAGCGTAGAAGTCTTCATCAGACTCGTAAGACAGAGACTCATGCTCTGCGGCCTTACCGCCTAGACGGACGCCTTCATGGCCGACTTGTGACTTGTAGATAGCCTCAAGCGCACGCACAGCGAATTGCATTTGAGCTGGGTTGCCTGAGTCCATCACAGCGTTGAACATGTCGACCTCAGCTTGAGGAAGACCTGTCTCAGCCCACTTGGTCATCGCCATGTACTGCTCTTTGCCACCGACCATGCCGAAGATAGCGGCCTCAGTCTGTGCGTACTCAAGCTCAGCCACACGCTTACGCAGTTCCTTCATTTCGTCGGACTCTGCGTCAGCTTCCGGTTCAGCTTCAGCTTCAGGCTCTACTTCCGGTTCAGCTTCAGGCTCTGCCTCAGCTTCTGCTTCAGCTTCCACCTGTGCGTCATGCTCAGCGTCCAGCGCCTGCACGTCGACTTCAGGCTCAGACTCTGCGCCAGTATCCAGCTTGGTGCCGTCAGCCAGCTCAATGTCTGCGCCCTTAGCTGCTTCCAGAGCGGCCACTTCGGACGGGTTCAATTGTGGTTCAGTTGGTTTGGTGTTCATGGTTTACCTTATTGTGTTTGTTGCATCGCGCCATGCACCACTTCGGGAGTGGCTGTTTGGACGATTTGGTTCATTTGTTCAGCTTGAAGCTCTTGTTGCTTCTCCTCAGCCGTCTTCATCAGACCTTTAGTCTCGATTTGCAGGTTCGCTGCGTAGCGCTTGAACAGTTCGCCTAAGTGCATCTCTTTCGCTGCCTGCTCTGCGCCGACTTGCTGTACTAGGCTGACGAATGTATTCAGTCGACTTAGCTCAGCTTCACGGCCAAGACCTTCAACGCCTGTGATGACGATTGGCTCAAAGGTGCCTTCAGGGAAGTGCGGAAGGATGCCGTCACGCTCCATATGGCCTAACAGGACGTTGACCAGTGGAAGCTGTAGGCTTTGCGCCAGTTGGCTGTAGAGACCGCCTAGAGACTCCTCAAGCATTTGGGTCATCATGCGAATCTCCTCGGCTGTCACACGCTCAGCGTCACGACGCACAGCGCTGGACATCAGGAACGCTTCAGACAGACCAGCTTGAATCTCCGCTTTGAGGTTCTGAGCAATCGCCATGTCATGCGCTTTGTCGAGCTGCAAGCAGCCAACGTCTTCGCGGTCGCCTTGGATGTAGTCACCGTTCTTGGCCTTGCTCAATGTCGACGCACGGGTCGAGGCGTTAGGTTTAACCATGAAGATGACCTTTGAGGCTGCGATGGATGCCTGAGTGATTGCCTTCACCAGAGACTCAAGGGTGTTCATATCGCCAATGTGTTCTTCACAGAACGAGCGGCCATAGTCCTCACCGTCTAATCGGTTCATGGTGCAGACAATCCAAGGCGTGCGGTCTTTGCGGTAGTTGGACTCGGAGTCCGGTACGCGCATACCCTCGACTTCCTGATAGCTGCGCCATTGGTCGCCTTTAAGCTCAATCATGGTGAACAGGTTCAGGTCTTTTCGAGGGTCGCCTTTGAGACGTCGCTTCTCGCGGATAGCGAATTGCATGGCATCAGGTAGCTTGCGGAAGTTAATCTTCTCGCAGACCACGATGCGGGTCGGTGCGCCTTGGTCATCACGTTCGACGACGTACTTGTCCAGACGGTAGAAGCGTGACTCCTTCGAGCCTACGTAAAGCAGGCCGTTGCCAGTCACTAGGAGGTGCTTGATGTCTTCGTAGAGAAGTGAGCGCAATGCTCGGCGTTCAAGCTCGGTCACGATGAGCTGTTCAGTCTGACTTAGCGCTGTCTCAAGGTCGCCCTTCTTGGAATCCGTCAGGTCGAGCTTTGCGATAAGCTCATTTGAGACTCCTAGACGGACAAAGGGATGAGACGGAGGGAAAAGCGCCATGACAATCTTTGAGGCGAGCTGCTTGACGCCACGAGCGCCAAATCCGCTATAAGGGACACGGAACTGGGTGTGTTCGTCTTCGCCTTCTTCGGGGAGGATGGAGGGGATTGTCAGACTGGAGCACAAGCGACCACGATAGAGATAGGGTTCTCGCTCAGCCTTCAGAGAGTTGTAGACTTGAGCTGCTGTGTGCTTTTGTTCCAATACTACACTCCTGCATTGAGTCCACTGCCAGAGGTCGCGGAGTTAATCTTGAGGTCACGACGAGAGGCCGTTTCGCCACGACGCTGAGCTTGCTTTTGCTGCGCCTTGTTCTTCGTCTTGATGCCTTTGGTGTCAATCTCTGCGGTGGGTACTGGAGGTGGAGCTGGAGGTGGTGGAGCTTGCACGTCGGGTGTCTTACCGCCACACATGGTTTAGTCTCCTTCTTCGATGTGGTTCATGATGTTCTTAATCTGGTTAAGAATGCACTTCTGACCCAGCTTAAAGCCAACCACGCGGTCACTATCGTGTAACTCAATGTCTAACTTGTTGTTAGTCTCTAGGTTCTCTAGAAGTTGACTTAATGTATTAATGTTCATAAATAGTTTTCCTTTAAGTGTGTCTTTAAGTAGGTCTCTCTTATAATCAGGGCTTTTTACAGCCTTATAACACTGGTTGCCCTTATAGAGACTTAAGTGCTTGTTCTTTATCGAATTGTTTGCCGTACTGATTCTGCATTTCGACATACATTTTGATAACAGTTGCGAGGTCTTGAATGGACATTTCGTCGTAGTCCACGGTCAGGACTTTGTGCAAATCTTCGCCAGCCTTAGCCCACTCTGTGTGGACAGCTTCGAGCTTGCGTAGGAACTTCTTGTCGTAGAACTCAAGCTCTGCTGGACGTCCACGCTTACGCATACGCCTTAAACAGACGTTAAGAGGCGTGCGAACGTAGACGTGAAGTTGAGGCTCAGGGGCACGGATAACGTCCCGATAGATGACGTTCAGCGCCTCGTCTGAGTTACCTGCCGCCATGCCGAACAGTAGAGACGATGATGGACAGCGCTCTACCAGCCAATCGCCACCTTTGCGCACACACTCGATGTTTCGCTCAGCCAGCTTGTGGGACATATACATGTTGATTTGCTCAGAGGTGCCAGACGACATAATGGAAGTGAACATAGAGTCATTGTCCACGGATTCGTCAGCGTGCTGGAAGCCCAGCTCTTTTGCCAGCAACGGAAGCAGAGTCGATTTGCCTGCCCCAATGTTGCCTTCAAGGGTGATTAGCATTCTTTGATTACCTTACAGTCGATTAGGTGTAACAGACGCTGATTGTCGGAACCACGCCACGGCTTAACCGTGCGTTGAGACTTTTCGTACTTACCGTCAATCAGAACGTCGACGTATTTGAGAGCGGGATGCTCCATCTCTAGGAGCTGTTCATGGGTGTACCCTGACCAGACCCATACGCTCTTGCCTAGATGCACCTTAATGAAGCGCAGGATGAACGTAATGACGTCTTGGTGACGAGGGTGCATAGGTTCACCGCCTAGCAGTGAGAAGCCGTCTGCGTCCTCCATCGCCTCCACAATCTCGGCCATAGTTGCCATTGTGAAAGGGTGTCCGGCGTCGAAGCTCATAGCCTTCTGGTTGAAGCAGCCTTCACAGTTATGCTCACAGCCAGATACGAAAAGAGAGACACGTCGTCCCTCTCCATTCGCATAGTCCTCTTTACGCAACGCTGAGTAGTTCATTAGTAGAACCCCGCTACGCAACCGATGAAGATGAATGGGATGCCTGCGATGCGTACCATTGCTTCCTCAGTCCCCATGCTGTGCATCTCACTCACCAGAATGTAGATGTTCATGAAGTAGCCGTAGATAGCTGCCAAGCAGCCAGAAGCGACCAATAGGTTTACGATGTGTTTGGACATTGTGTCTCTCCAGAAAGAAAGGACGGGCAGTTGTGCATCGTTGAGAGGCTGTCCCGTCGTTAGGTGTTGGGTTATATCTTGCAGCCAGCGCAATCGTCGTCGGCCTTCTCCACCTTGTATGTCTTCACGTCGGCCACATAGTCACGCTGGGACACTTCCCTGCCTGCCAGTTTGAGCTTCCACAGTTTGAACATCTTGAGGTAGTTATCGAAGTCGACGCCGATTAGAGCGCGGCGGAGCGCATAGATGTGCGGCTCCAGATTAGTCAGTGTGTTTGACACGGTTGATGACCTCTGTTTGCTTGCCAGCGATGTAAGGTCGTGAGTTAGGTGAGCCTAGATAGCCACAGACGCGACGAGTCACGCTTAGGGTGTTCTGGTTATGGTTTCCGCAGGATGGACACTCAAAGCCCTTCGAGGTTGCTTTGGCCTCGCCTGCGTAGTCACATTCACCACAGTAGTCGACCGGAGTGTTCACCCCGAAGTAACCCAGCGATGAGAGCGCGTAGTCGACCACACGTTCCAGACCCTTGATGTTGTGCTTCATGTTCGGGAACTCGACGTAACTGATATGACCGCCAGAGGCAATCCAGTGGTAGTCCTTCTCGAAGTCAATCTTCTGAGTCGGAGTCACCTTCTCACGCACATCTAGGTGGAATGAGTTGGTGTAATAGCCGTGGTCTGTCACGCCTTTAATCTCACCAAACTCAGCCTTGTCGAGACGCGCAAAGCGGTCACACAGAGACTCAGATGGTGTGGAGTAAAGGCCGAAGCCCCAGCCTGCACGCTTCTTCTCAGCGTCGGTACGTTCACGCAGGTAGCGCACAACTGATTTAGCGAACTCCTGCTTTGACACATCGTTCTTGATGTCCGACTCAGGGAACATCGCCTTGACCATCTCCTCGATACCAATGTAGCCCAGTGAGATAGTCGCACGGCCATTCCCCATGACCTTCAATACGCAGTCTTCAGGGTCGATGCGCATACCACAAGCGCCTTCGACGTACAGAATCGGAGCCACTTTAGCTTTCACAGTGCGTAGGCGGTTGATGCGTGTATGCAGCGCCTCAATGGCTAGGTCGGTACGCTCGGCCAGTAGAGACCAGAAGCGCTCCATGTCACCCTGAGCTTCAATCGCGATGCGCGGTAGGTTTAGCGACACGACGCCCATGTTATTGCGTCCGTCAGTTTCACCAGTAACACACTCACTCAGGAACGAGCGGCAGCCCATTGGTGTCTTGAAGCCGCCAGTGATGGACACGTTGTTCTCATAGGACAGAAAGTCTGGATACATGCGCTCAGAGCTGCATTTCAGAGCCAGTTGCTTGATGTCGTAGTTCGGGTCGGTTGGGTGCAGGTTCACACCACGCTTCACTGCAAAGACCAGCTTAGGGAAGACGGCTGTGCGCTTGGTCTTACCTAGACCTGCACGGCGTACCTGAAGAATGGACTTCTGGATGAGGCGCGATTCCCACGAGGTGCCAAGGCCGAAGCCCAGCGTGCAGAATGGCGTTTGGCCGTTCGCTGTGTGGAGCGTGTTAATCTCGTACTCAAGCGCTTGGAAGGCGTCGTAAGTGTCCTTCTCAGTGCGTTCCTGAGCGAATGACTGAGCGTTGTACTTGTCGCCCTTGAACCAACGCAGACCGATAGCCAGCCACTTATCGTAGGTTGCACGGACGTATGGCGCTAGGTGTTCGTCGATGCGGTTCACAGTGTTACCGCCATAGATGTGCGATGCGACCTGCGCAATGATTTGAGCCACCAAGGCCGTCGCTGTGTTGATGGACTTAGGCGTCTCAATCTCAGCGTTACCCATGCGGAAGCCCTGTTCTAACATGCCTTTCACGTCGATAAGCATACAGTTATACATACCGAACATTGGGGCATAGTCGAGGTCGTGATAGTGAATCTCACCCTTTTTGTGAGCCTCAGCGATGTGCTTAGGAAGGATGGAGTTGAGCGCTACGAACTTAGACACTTCGCCAGCCACCATGTCACGCTGAGTTGGGATGCGTTCAGACGCCTTGTTGGCGTTATTGTGCATCAGCTCGGCAGACGCTGTACCGCCGACGATGCCGTTGATGGTGTCAAAGAGTTCTTCGTAGTTAGCCATCAATCACCTCTACGTTGCTGCGCACAGAGCACGCCCATTCGTCCAGAGCTTCAAGGAACGCTTCGCCTGCATCGCGCACCTTACCTTCGTACATTGGGTCAGAGATAAGGTCTTCAATCAGGGTCGAAGTGACGGCCATGGCGCTTACGCCCACGATTAGGTCAAGCAGGCTCTTGGAGATCTTCTCGGCAGGTGCGTCTTCCAGCAAAGCCATTTGGCCGCACGCTGCGCCTGCTTTGACTTCGGCGTCAGTGGCAATCGCCAGACCAACATCGAAGCCTTCTTGTTGAACTGCTGAGATGACTTGTTGTTCGTTCATATTGTTTCCTTTTAAAGTGTATTGTTGTTAGCAAAGAGACTCTTGATGCCGTTGTCGTCGGACTCTGAGTTCTCGTTGATTGGCGAGACCTTGATAAAGACCTCATCAGGGTTGAACTGGCGACGCAGCTCTTTCACGTCGAACGGTGTCTCCGTGGTCAGCGCGAAGTTGAGCGTCACCTTCCACTCACGAGGCACTGAGTGCCACTCACGGATAAGCTCAGAGATGTCCTCATTTGAGGAGACATCCTTGTGCTGTAGCCATTGTCGGTACTCGTTGCTTGTTGAGTGAATGCTGAATTGCAGCTCGATGTTATCGAACTCATAGAGCGCGTTTACGAGGCGCTGAGAATGCTTGCCGAAGCCGATGGTCGACACTTGAATGCGAACCTTTGGATAGCGAGCTTTAAGGCGGCGCACGGCCTCCACGACGTTCTTGACGTTCATTGCAGGCTCACCCATGCGAGTGAACAGGATGCGGAACAGTTGAGCGTCTTCAGGGTCATGGCCTGCTTGCTCAATCGCCCACTCCACCTGCGCCACCATTTCGTCTGCCGTTAGGTTGCGCCAGCCTTGACGCGCAGTGAGCTTGTTAACCGCACAGAACTTGCACTTAATCGGGCAACCAGACTGTGTGGAGATCCCCACCATGTACTTCTGCGACCAATGGACGTCTTTGTGGTCGTTATAGTCGACCTTGTTGTCAGTACGCCCAGTGCCGCGCATTTCGGTACTGATAGGAAGGCATGTAGCCGTCGTTTCGATACGCATACCGTCTGCCAGCTCAAGCGCTGCGACGAATCCGTTAGTGAAGTCTTTGCGGTTAATGGTTTTCATTAGTTATCCTTTAGTGCTTGCCAACAATGAGGGAAGATAGGCTCAACGATGTCGTTCACGAGGTTGGCGAAGTGCTGAGCCTCAAGCTGTGCATGGCCGTCAGCGCGAAGACGGTACAGATGGAAGAAGGCTGTGAGAGAGCCTGTCCAAATCCATGACGTCATCATGTTCTGCGGTAAGATGCCGCGAGCCTGCTCAGGTGCTACGCCTTCAGCAATCATGTCGTCGTACAATGCGAGAGCACGTTCGTGCAGCTCACGGGTCAGCGTTAGGTAGGCGTCTGAGTCATCATGTACATCACCAGAGCCTTGTTTGATGCCGCCTGTTGGGCGAGCGCGGTAAGCGTCCGGCATGTACAGCTCGACGCCAGAGTCAACGTAACGACGCGACACTTCGTTCCACGACATACCCACTTGGTGCTTACCCAGTTGACGCGCCAGCCAGATAGGCGCAGAGCAACGCAGAGTCACTGCGGTATGACGGAACGGTGAGGTGTGCTCATGGCGAGCTAGGAAGTCGATAAGACGGACGTCTTGAGCATCCATCTCGTCTTTCCACTTAGCGAATGACACACGGGCAACGTTAGCCACGCGCAGGTCGTCGCCCATGAAGTCAATGAGTTCTACTTTGATTTGGTTCACTTGGTTATCCTTCTAGTAGGTCAATCCGACGATTAAGTACGGCGAGTTCTAGCTCCATATCGTGTATGCGCTGGAGTAGTACCGTTTGCTGAGAAGCGTCTAATGCGAGAAACCCCAGACCACTGGCGAACGCGTTTAAGTTGGCAATGCGTTGCTGTAGGTCTAGGGCTTCATCGTTTAAGCGGAGATAGTAAGAGTTACTGAGTAAGAGCATCATTAGCCCTCTACACAAGTAGCCATCTCTTTGTATTTGAGAGCCTTGTTAATGTCCTGCTCCAGCTTGTCCTTAGAGCCAGCACGTAGGCGGTACTTCAGGATGTTGCCAAGGCAGTACGCTTGCCACGGAGTCAGCTTGTCGGCCAATGAATCGAGCGCTGGCTGAATGATGTCTTTAGCTTCCACGCCCTGAATCACTTCATAGTGCTTAGGGTGATGCACTGGGTCGGATGCCGGAGCGTCCAGCGCTACGTCAGACGATGGTGAATGAACGATGCTGAACTTAGAGCGACCCACAAAGTGGATACCTGTCGACGACTGAACGTTCAGGCCGTGGTCTAGAACAGCAGTAACCTTCACCAGTTCATTCAGTGTCACGCCAGTGGAGTAGCTTTCGCGGCACACCAGTGAATCACCAGCGTTGACGAGTTTGCCGAACGCCAGCTCACTCGCAGAGTAGATAGGTGCAGTCATGGTCACTCCTTACATCTGCTTAAATAGATGCTCAAGTGCGCCAAGGTCACGCTCAATGCTTTCCACACGAGTCGTGCTGTAGGCTTCTTGCTTCTCAACCAGCGCCAGCGCGTCTTTGAAGAACTGGTTGGATAGCTCCACGATTGCGATGGTGTTGCCGTTGTGGTCTTGGAAGCTCATCTTCACGGTCTGAACGGCACGTTGACGGTGCTTGATGTCGTGCGCTTGGACTAGACGGCGTTCGTGTTGACGTAGGACGCCTTCAACTGCTTCGATACGTTTGCTTAATAGGGATGCCATAGTTACCTCTCATGGTTTGGTTAAAGTCAGTACAATAGGCCACTCTTGCGAATGACCTACAGAAATGACTTTGTGTCACTTATGACTGCATTTAGTCAGACAGTTTGTTCAACTTGTTCAGAAGCACCTCAGCGGCCAGAGCCTTCTCGCTGCGGTCGTGAATGACCTTGTCCAGCTTGTTTACAACCTTGTCGCGCTTCTTCTCGGTGCGCTCTGCTTTCTTCAGTTGAAGTGCTGCTTCGCGTGCTGCTAGGAAGCCTGCTACGTTGAGTAGTTTGGTGATGAACTTAATCATGGGTTTGTCCTCGGTTTAATGTGGTTTGAATTGAATGGTATTGGTCTTGAAGCAGAACTCGCCGTGGCGCAGGATGCGAGCCACCATGCCGTTCTGATAGCACTCCTCTGACGACTGCCCTGCTTTCGCATAGTGCGACTCGATGCAAGCTGCATGACTGTGCGTCGGAGTCTTCTTCCAGCGCACTTCAGATTGACCTTTGCGAGCACCTGACTTGAACTCATGCTCAGTCGCAACGAGAAGCACTGGGTTGGTCGCTAGGTCGATTGCGGTCTTCTCGCCTATACCACGACAACCTTCATAGCCGTCCGTCCGGTCGCCCATAAGCCATTGCTTACGGTAAAGAGCATCAGCTTCTTCGACGGACTGTTCCCACGGAGCAAAGTCCTTGTCAGGCGTGTAGTGCCACGTAGGGATTGACTTCAGGTCTTTGTCGATTGAGACGATGACTTTGCGGTCGTCGCCGTGCCACTCAGGGTCGGTCGCGTAGATACCCATCAGGTCATCAGCCTCAAGCATGTCGTGTTGGATAAACTTGTAGTTGTCACGGATGTACTGAAGCGCGTAATCCAGAATCATAGGACGACTAATCCACATGTTGATTGACTCGCGGTTGCTCTTGTAGCTAGGCATGATGACCTTGCGCCAGTTGTTATCGCCGGAGATGCACATGTAGGCATTCTCTTTGCGACAACTAATCTCTTTGCGCAGGTACTCAATGCGGTCGTCGATAGCCTTGGCGACTTCGTTCTCGTCCACTTCAAGTGTCCAGATACCGTCAGGCCAGCGGTGACGCTTTTGACACGCCGCCGCCATTTGGAATGCAATCCAGTCTGCGTCGAATAGGCCGATAGTCTTCATGTAATTACCCTTTGATGCGTTTGTAGATGAAGTAGATAAGAGCGCCCCACATCAGGGCGTCTATTAGGTGAATGAGCGCAAACATTAGATGTAGTTATCTGGATTCAGACCCAATGCCTTGCCAATCTCACGCAGGATTGCCATCTCTTTGTCGTCAATGTTGCCGTCAGCGTCTGCGACTTCGATGGTGATGATGAAGGCTTCTTCTTTCTGCTCCTCGTCGCCTTCCACGTCACGCAGCTCTTTCATCAGCTTCATCTTCGCCAGACGAGCACCCGCTTCCATCATTGAGCTGTACTTGTCGATGGTCTTGCCTATCTCAGAGCCGAAGTGCGCTAGGTTGTCGTTCGCTGAGATGATGCTATCCAGCTTCTCCAGCTCGGCAGACGAACAGTCACCGTCGGCGTATGCCACCAGAACAGCACCAGCCACAATCGCTTCCATCAGGTCGCGCTTCTCAACTTTGTGTAGGGTTACTTGTGCTGCTTTTGCTTTCTTTTTGAATAGGTTGAACATGTCTTAGGTTTCCTTATGGTTAATTGATTGAGTTCGTTCTTATAAACAGGGTTAATTGCCAGCGACCAAAAGCAGGACGATTAGCAACATAAACAGTGCAACGTTCATGGTTACTCCGGTTTGCGTGGTGGTGATTCTTCAAGTTTGTCCATGCGGACACGGATGAAGCGTGGGTGACGGAACTTGCCATCTTTGGTGACTTCCATGCACTCGACTTCGATAAGCATTCCTATCGCTAGTCCTTGGTCGTGCAGGTCTTGCCACTCTTGACGCTGAGCGTCGGTGAATCCGGTGCCTACCTTGCCGTAAGCTGTGATGAGAGCGCCCATGCGACCTTCATGCTTGCCTGTGCCTGCTTGGAAGCCAGTGACTAGGACGTCATAGGTCTCTTTGTTCTTGACCTTAATCCAGCGACCGTCACGCATACGCTCAAGTACAAGACCCTCATGGCCGTAGCTCAGGGACTGTTCTAGCCAGCCTTGAATCTGCTCAGCGGTTGGGTCTTTCACCATCCCTAAGTCAAGCCGTGGGTCGAGGTTTGGGCGCAGCTCATAGATGCAGCTTTGAGGTAGCTGAGTGCCGTCATGGGTACGCACAGCGCTCACCGTTGTGTCCCAGTTGTGCAGATAGACTTCAGCGTCTTGGATGTGCTCAGGGATTGGCGGTAGGTTGTACAGCGGTTTGTTAGAGCGAGAGACCATCTCGCCCTGTTCATTGCGGGTCAGGCGTACACCGTCAATCTTGGTGGTCAGACGGTACTCACCCTTGAGCGACTTGCCGTTCCAGCCGTGGGCTTTCTTAGGCTTAAAACTCATCGCCACCCTCCTCGACTGCAACAATGTCGATGTCCATGTAGCGCATCTTGCGAACGTTAGACGGGTTGCGGCGGAGCGGGACAGCCACAAAGTGCCCAGGTGTTAACTCATCAATTAAGTCGTCGAACTCACTGTGTGTTAACTCAATGCGGTCAATCACGCGGTTAAGCGACTTGGCCTTGTAAAGCTCTGCACGGATGCGTTCAGAGATGAGCTGCTTGTAGATAACTTTCATGTGTACCTCGATGTTTAAAGTCGTGGTTGTTTCCAAGAGGCGCAGAGCTGCCTGACGACAAGCGCCACGCCAAACGTTAGGAAGATAGGGAGTAGAGACATAAAGCCTCACGGGTTGGTTGTGTCTTATAATCAGGGTTTATTCCTGACGAGGACTTAGTGCGTCTCGAACCAAGACGAACCGATGTCGAACTCAGCGTCGAGCGGACAGTCAACGGAGTAGTAGCGCTCCACAAAGTGCATTGCGTCTTTGCAGATTTGACCCATTTCTTGAGCGATAGCCTCAGAGCGGCAAGCAACCTGCACCTCGTCGTGAACCCATGCGCAGAACGCATAGTCACCATCGAAGCCATGCTTGTAGCCGCGCTCCTGCATCATCAGGTTGACCACAACGCACCACATCTTGCAGATGAGAGCGCCGTCAGACTGAAGCTGAGTATTAAGCGCAGAGTGCTGCGAACGGCAGAACACTTTGCGACCGTCAAGGCCGATGACATAGCCGTCGTCTTTCGCTGCCTTCTTGCACTTCTTGATGAGCTTGTCGAGAGCTGGAAGACCCTCAAGGAACTTCTTCTTAACCTCTTTGCCCTTCAAGATGTAGCAGACGCGCTCACGAGTCCAACGCTCACCGCGACGCTCAAGCTGCTTGATGATTGGGATGTGTGCGCCAGCTTCCTTCCACGCCAGATACTCCTCGTGGGTGTAGCCGACTTGCATACCAATCAGTTCATCACCGCCGCCGTACAAGAACGCATAGATAAACGTCTTTGCCTTGCCGCGACGCAGCTCATGGTCAGGGTTGTGTTTGTCACGAATGACGCCATAGTCCACAAAGCCTGCGGCCTGTGCGTTCTCCCAGTGGATGTCGCCCTCAAGGATGACCTTGTTGTAAGCGCCTTTGTCCCACGGGAACATGCGGTTGCCTAAGCAGCGCAGCTCAAGACCAGAGGCGTCACTGCCTAGCAGCACCCAGCCGTCCGGCACAGTGAAGCACTCACGGCATTCTTGGCCGTATGGCGCACGTCCAGAAGGAACCTGAGCGATGTTAGGATGACTATGGAGAGCGCGGCCAGTTACCGCACCGTTCGGGTTGATGGAGCCATGAATGAAGCCTTCAGGCGTTACCAGACGTAGCCACGCTTGGTTGCCCTCTGCAATCTGACCGATGCGCTTATTGAGCATAAAGAACTCGTTCAGCATCTCAGCTTCAGGCAGCTTGATGTGGCTCAGCACTTCTTCGTCAATCTTCGGCTTGTTGCCGTCGGTGAACTCAGTGAAGATGACGCCAGCCTCTTGAAGCACTTTCGCACAGTGGTCACGCGATGCAGGGTTGAATGTCACCTCTTTGAGCTTGGTGTAAGGTGCGCCTGCGGTGTACGACATACCCATGCGATTCATTGAGCGCTTAGGTGTCGTTACGCCATTCGATGCGTACCATGTACCAAACTTGTCGACGAGCTTCTGGCGAATCGTTTCGCGGTCGCCCAGTAGCTTGAAGTAAAGCTGCTCAGCCTTCGCCACGTCGAACTTAAAGCCGTTGCGCTCTTGCTGGGACATCAGCCATTGAATCTCGTGTTCCAACTGCATAGCCTTGAAGCTGGCGTCAGGGAACTCCTTCATCAGACGACGGATGAGCTTACAGGTCACAGTGACGTCTTGGCGGCAGTAGATGAGCATGTCTTCTGAGAACTCAGCCCATGCGTCTTCCTGCTCGCCGTAGTCGCCCTTGTACTCCTGCAAGCGATAGCCCCACGCCTTGAGGCTGTGAGAGCCTAGCAACTTAGGAGGGAGCACCCAGCCTGTTACCTCATGCCCTTCCTCACGCAGACGCCAACGCCGAACGCCAGACATATCTCGGTCTTTGATGTCGGCAAATAGGAGGCGGGAGAGGACAAGGGTGTCGATAACTTTGGTAGGCTGAATGTCCCAAAATGGGAACAGCTTCTTCAGCGCAGGGACGTCGTAGTTGATGCCGTTGTGTGCAACCAATACGTCGGCCTCATACAGGTCTTTCAGAAGCTCATGGTGCTCATGGGGACGGTACTCGCGGACTTCGCCAGTCACTAGGTCTTCACACACCGCCGTATGGAAACGACTCACAGTCATAAGCAGACCGTTTGTCTCGATGTCGAATGCTAGGATGCGTGCCTTGGTCTTACCGTACTTAACGTAGTCCCATAGAGTCTTGAGAGCTTGGTACTCGCGTAGTTTGAATGCCATTAGAAATGTTCCTTCTCGTAGTCCTTGAAGTCCGGCTCAGCGCCGTGCATCTCGTAGGACTTGTCTTGTTCAGCCACATAACGCAGACGTGTGACGCCGCCGACGCCAGAGCCGAAGCCGCGCCGCTTGAGTTGCCGAACAGTGGTGATGAGACGTTCTTCCAAGGACTCCGCTTGTTGGTTACGCTCAAAGCCATACATTGCGTGTGACCAGAAGCCGATTGAGCGGGAGCCTTTGAAGTGTTTGATAGCTACCCGTGCGCCTTCCTCGTGGCTGCCCTTTTCGGGCGTGGAGAGGTGCGACACTAGGTGGATTAGGATTTGGTGACGTTGAGCTAGCGATGCGATGTCCGCCATGATGCGTTCAATCTCGGCCTTCTCGTCCTTATCTGAGCCAGTTGCCAGAGCGGTCAAGTGGTCAACATAGAACACACGGAAGCCAAGAGAGACGAGGTAGACAATCTTCGCCTTGATGCTGTCCCACTCACACAGACCCCAGTTGTCGTAGATGTAGAGGTTGCCACGGTAGAGCTGTGCAGTCTGACGAATGGCGTCTTGCATCATGTAATCGTCGGTGTTGCGGACGTGGTAGAGCCTGCCGTCGTGCTTGCCACAGATGGAGCGCAGAACCTCTTTAGGGTCGTTCTCCACCATGAACAGGCCGACCTTCTGCTTGAGCACAGTGACGTCGTAGTCAGCCTGCTCTAAGAGAAGCGTGGTCTTACCTAGACCTGTACCTGCGCCAAGCGTGTGAACCTCGCCATAGAATCGACCGTTAGAGGTCTTGTTCATGCCCTCGTGCTTCCACGGTAGGCCGGACTCATCGTCACCCTCGAACAGGGACTCAAGGACATCATCGACATCCAAGAGACCGTCCGGCGTGTAGACCTCTGCGTTCCACAGTGCCTGCACCATCTCTGACGTCTTGCCAGCCCGAAGCATGTCGTTAGCGTCCTTCAGCTCGTACTTGGCAATCTTGACGTTCACAACGCCAGCCAGAGCTTCAGCCGCCTTCTGCGCAGAGTCCTGCCCTACGTCGTCCATATCGAACGCAAGGACAACCTCGTCGAACTTCTTCAGGTAGTCAATGCAAGCCAGCAAGTGACTCTTGGCCGACTGCACACCATTCGGAAGTGAAACGACTGGATACTTGTTGCCCTGCATTTGGGAGACGGACAACATGTCCACCTCGCCCTCAGAAACAACCAGACGGCGACCACCGCTAAACAGGTGCATACCGATTAGGGTGCCTTTGGGAATCTTCCCGTTGACGCTGAACGCCTTGTCAGCAAAGCGACACTTCTGAGCGACCAGCTTGCCGTCTTCGGTCTTCACGTCGCAGATGTGCGCCATCTCAAGGCGTTTGTTCTCAGGGTGCCACGCCTCGCCTACTCGATAGCTGAAGCGCTTGGCTGTTTCCTCACTAAGGCCACGTTTAGGTAGAGCGCGGAACTCGCCGCGCAATGGTTTAAAGTCACTTGTGACTGCATTGGATGCACTAGAAGACATAGGTTTACCGTCACCTCGCTTGTAGGCTGTCTCAGGCGGACAGGCATAGCAGTAGGAATGACCATCAGAGTATTCAGCTCGTGCGTCCGAAGACCCACAGTCATCGCAAGGCAGCCCTCGCGCCAGCAATACACTTTCCTCGTCGTGCATACCTGCCGACCTCCTACTTCATTTGTTGATGGACTTTCATGAATAGCGCTGTGTAATGCGCAGTGATGCGAGCGGCGTCTGCACCTGTCTTTGCCTCACGCAACTCCACCTCCTGAGCGGCTTTGAGGGCGCTTAGACGGGCGTCGTGGTCAGGGACATAGACGGTGAACTTGCCGTCGCGTGTACCCTCTTTGAGGGCGTGCTGAGTGTTCTTGAGGCTGTACACAACGGCGCTCAAGCGTGTGATGCCATAGTGACGAATAGCCTCGATTGAGTTGATGGAGCCGTACTTAGCGACGTGCTCACTGACTTGTTTCGCTTGTGTAACTTTACTCACTTGTGACTCCTTTGAACGTTAGTTCTTATAAGTAGGGTTAATTCGGGTACACCACTTCAGCGTCTGGATAAGCCTCTTGCAGGTCTGCAATAACGTCTTCCAGCGCGTCGCATTGAGCGTCCGTCATGGTGTCGCGGTCGCCAACCACACGGATGAACACGGAGTCGTCGTTATAGCTGTCACATTCCAGCTCGACGTTGCCGTACACTGCGTGGTCGCGGGTCGGATAGTTCTCACCGTCGCGTAGGATTAAGTGATGTGCGCCGTGTCCTAAGACGCCGCGCTTGCGGTCGGCCAGTACAACGTCCCAATCACTCAGAACTTGACGGCCAGTTTTGGTAAAAATGACTGCAATATGGGCAGTAGTTTCGCGTTTACGAACTTTCGCCATTTTGTTTCCTCTAATTCGGTTATCTTGAGCGTCAATCCTTCCTGACCTTTAGGAACGATGACCTTGTAGAGCTTCAGGACGTAGACGTTTTTGTCGTCGAACTTGTAGCGCTTCTGGAGCACGTCAAGCATGGACTTGCAGCAATTGTCTAGGTCTGAGGCTTTGTTGCTGTAGCGGACGATTGCACGCACCGCTAAGCGCTTATCTGAAGGCAGTTCTATATCAGGAAGACCACGAGCGACTTGCATCTCCCAGCGTCGATAGGCCGCAGATTTGACCTTTACGCCTTGGTACATGTCGTTCGTGGACATAGGTTTGACGTCAATGTTGATGTCATGCTGGACTATTAGAAGTTACCGTCGTCTGAGCCGTCGGCTGCGTCGTGCTGCTCGTCCGCGCCGTCTTCAGGGAAGTGTTGAGCATCGTCTTCGTCGTACTCATAGCCGCCGTCGTGCGCACCGAAGCCGTAGTAGTCAGCCGATGGAGCACCCGCCTCGCCTTTCGCTGCTAGGCTAATCACTTGGACAGCTTTAGGCTTCAGTGTCAGGCCATGAGTCTCGATGGTGACGCGCTTGCCACCTTCACGAACGGTCTCTGTGCGACTGTAAGGCCACACTTCGACACTCAGGGCAATCTCTGAGCCGCCGTAGATTGCAGGCTCTTTGACCATGCGACGGCCACGAGCGTCGTAGAAGACAGGTTTAGGTAGTACCAGTTCGCCCTTGTACTCGAAGGCTGACTGCTTCACACGGAAGAAGAACTTGCCGTCTTTCTCCATCAGGACGTCTACCATCTCGCCTTTACCACCTTTCTCGTTCTGCCAGTAGTCACGAAGGATGTCTTCCAGCTTCTCGACGGTCTCTTTCACATCGCTGTCTTCAGGGTTGACCACAAGGTCTGTTTTGTAGGCACCATTCTTGTCGTAGTGAGTGTCTGGTTTGTTCAGCCATGGGAACTGAGCGATGCCTACTGGAAGTGTTACTAGGGGACGTTTGGTTGTTTGTTTTGCCATAGGGTTTCCTCTTAAAGTTAATCTTAAAGAGAGACTTAATGTTGTCTCTTATAATCAGGGTTTATTCAGAACTGACCTAGAGCGTGTCTTTAAGTCTCTTATAATCAGGGTTTATTCCTTAACCAATACGAAAAGGGCACGCCGAAGCGCACCCTCTCGCATATAACTCATATGTGACTACACTAGGCAAAGGCGAAGTCAGATTCCAAGATGCCGTGTAGGTCTAGGTTGCCGTACTCAGGCAGCTTAAGGAACTGGTCGTGCTTCTCAGGGTTGCACTGTGCTTTGAACTCTTGCTCCAGTTCAGCGAAGACGTCTGTGTTCTCGAACATCTCCACCATGGCTTCACGGATGACCTTGAAGAAGACCTCAGTGTTGCCAGCGTGCGTGCCAAATGAGTCATGGATGAGAGCGAAGTGCTTAATACCATGCTTCTCATAGGCCAGATTCACTAGTGACTGTAAGTGACAAGAGTCTAGGCTATGCACGACGTTAGGAGCGATTGAGTTCTTCGCTTTGTTCTTGTCGTAGTCCAATGACTCCTCACGGATGTTGAGCTGACGGCGCTTACCGAAGATAACGCAATCAACTGTCACCTCTTTGGTCACACGGTACTCTTGCAGGACAGGGAAGCCTAGAGGCGTAGTCCAGCGCACAGGCGCATTGTCTTGCGCAATGAGGTACGCAGCCTTCTGCATCCAATCCATCGCTTGCGCTGCACGTAGTACGGTGCGTTTCACGGCTGCATAAGCGTGCTTAGCCATGAGAGCGGCAGCGGCTGAACCGTTACCATGGAAGTGCCACTCAGCGTCTTCCCCACGGTTCTTCTTCTGCTTGTACTCCATGTAAGCAGGGTAAATGATGTCCTCCATGCACTGCTCTTTGAAGCCGAACTGCGCAGAGCCATAGCAGTAGGTCATCACGTTGCGTTTCACTGTGCCACGGTTGATGCCAAACTGAAGCCATGCGTAAGCCTCTGTGTAAGCGCGGTAGACCTTGCGCATCTCAGTGATGAAGCTCGCCTCCTTCTCCGTGCCTTTCTCCTTGTCTTCGCGCACAGCGTGCTCCTTAGCCAGAGCTAGTGCAGCGTCAAAGTTGGTCGCATCACCGTCGTGAGCTGCTGTGAACACTTCAAGTGCTTTCTGTGCTGCTAGAGCCTCAGCATCCTCCTTGGACTTACACTCACCCACCATCGACTTGAACTCATTGGTGACTATATCAGCCACAACACGATAGATGTCAGCGACCCTCCCTGCTGGGATTAGGTTCACATGTTCGCCTGTCTTCTCGCACCGTAATGCTGCTCCTAGAATCTGTAGGCCAGAACAGGAGCCGTCTAGGGCAATTGGGATGTAGGACACGAACTCCTCATGGTTCTTCATGCTCCACGCTTCGGCCAGCTCAGTCGCGCACGCAATGGCCTGCATTGGCTTGTCTGCTGACATCAGGAAGTCACGGCACTCACGAGGGTCTTTAGCCAGCGCAATGATTTGTGCCTTGTGCTCTTTGACCCACTTAACGCGCTCCTCAAAGGTCACTTTGTCGACGCCCATTAGGTTTGCCATGTGAATCATCAGCCACTTCAGGCCATGTTTACCCAGTGCAACGCCGTCAGCGAACTGACACAGAGCTTTCACATAGTCTGCACCTTGGAAGTTGAGCTTAGACACAGGGTAAACACGCATACGAGTGTCACCTTGCCATGGCACAAAGAAGCGGTCACGGTCTAAGTAGCTCTTAGCCATCTCCATCATGCCAAGCATTGCGCTTAGCTTGGAGCGCTCCGACGCTTCCATCAGGTAGAACTCACGGCAAGCCTTCTGGTACTCCTTCACGCGATAGTCGCTATCTGGAAGCCCCTCCGGCTGAGTCGGTGTGTAGTCCTTAATGTCCAGCTTGTGCATAGCAGGTAGACCAATGTCCATAGCCCATGGTAGCTGCTGCATAAGGAATGTATCCAGCCAGTTATAGATGGTCTTGTTGATGCGCACAGGCGTCTCTTGGATGCGGTTCAGAGCGTCATAGACCTTCTCCATGCCTGCTGTTTGCAGCTCACGTAGATAGCTCTTATTGCGGGTCTTAATCATGCTCAGAGGGCGTCCTGCTGGCGTTAGGTACGCACCACGACGCACAGTCTCAGGAGACCACTTGCGAGGCGGAACAACCATTGGTGCATAGGTAGGACGAGCCAGACGCGCAATCTCACGCTGAGTCTCCTCAAGCAGCCACATGAAGTTGTCCTGTGCGATTAGGTAGATGCGCTTGTGGCCGCCCTCAATACGTTGCTCAGCCTTGAACCAGCCTAGCGTTGTCGCTGCGAGAGCGATGAGAGCGTGGCCGAAATGCACACGTTCGTCCGTAGTGAAGCGCACCCAGTCCTGCTCTGCTTGATACTTAACCGCCCACTTAAGGGTCTCACGGCGGTGCTTGATGTCGCGCTTGGTTTGGATGCGAGCCTTAACATTGCGTGCGATGTTGCCGTGCTGGCGCTCTAGGATGCTGAAGTTAAGCTCATCCTCAATGGAGGTTACTAGGCTGATTGCAATCTCAACCAGAGGACGAACCTCAGTGATACCACGCACACACGCTTCAAGGGTATGGACAGCAAGGTGCTCATAGTTGGCGTAGTGCTCCATCAGGCGCTTGAGAGCGTTCTGACGGCCACGCGTTGTGCGGCCATGCTCAGCTCGTAAGGCGTTTGCTAGGGTTGCGATGTTCTGACCGATAAGACCCTTGCCTAGAGTGGTCTCGTGCTCTGTACCCTCTGACATCGACTTGTGGAAGCGAAGCATCTCACGGGCGTATGCCTTCTCGCGTGCTTCGTACTCTAAGTTGATTTGGTCTACATAGTCTTGGCGGCTGAAGCCTTCTGCGAACTTGACGCCGATAACTTCAGGCTCAGGACGCTCGTAACGAATCTCGTGAGCTGTCGCTGTGTAGGTGTCTTTGAATGTGCTTAGGTTCAT